CAGTCAGCAGTTAGCCACTAACCACTAGTAGCACGGATTTTGTAGGGGTCGCACGTGGGCGACCCGTTCGGGATTTGGATGGCTCTTCGAGCAAACTGATTGGGACATCATACATATTTCGGAGCGGGCGCCCCACGTGGGCGCCCCTACAGAAAATAGGCTGTCGCACATGCGACAGCCTATTTTTTATGTTATAAAATTATAAATAGCTAAGAACAGCGTAAAACCGCTATTTTTAGCCATTTATAATTTCATCCACTTGTGTCTATTTCTTATATAAGCACCTTATAAGCGCTCATTCATCTAAGATGGTGCTTGCTTCCTCATCCATACTGGGAAGATAGTTAAAGTACAGGTTGAGCGTCGTAACCACAGATGTGTGTCCTAATCTCCTACTCACCACCTTTGGATTTACTCCGTGTCTTAAAAGCTGGGTGGCATGATAGTGTCTTATATCATGAAATGTGAATCCTTTCGGCATATGAGCGGCCTTGAAGACAACAGTATTTATCTCCTGTAGCCATGAAACCGATACTGGGCGAACTGTCCCATTGTCCCTTGAAAAGACATACGGACTTTTCTTTGACAGGGTGTCTAAAGCCTCAAAGGCCTTTGGGGTCACGTAAATTGTCCTATAAGATGTAGGTGTCTTTAACGGACTATCTACACCCTCTGTATTTAATTGGTTGTTGATGGTGATGGTCTTGGTGTCTTTATCCACACACTTCCATTTAAGACCTAATAATTCTCCTCTCCTCATCCCTGTAACAGATGCAAGGTAAAGAAGCACATAATACCAATGAGCGTACTTATCCGCTTCCTCTAATAACTTATGGAACTGTTCAGGTGTTGGAAGCACCATAGTGGATGCTTTTGGTAAGACACGCCGTAGTTGAATATTTGCAGTATCCCATACATTTTCCTTTATATACCCTGCACGTTTCGCTTCGTTGAATAGGGAAGACAACACGGTCTTTTTTGTCCGTAGGGATGATGATTTATAATGATGTGGACTGTTTATCAATGATTTATAATAGTCCTCGATCATGGTCTTTGTCACATTCTCTATCATCATACCACCAAATACTTCTTTAAAGGCGTTAATGTGTGTCCGATACGATTTCAAGGTGGCTAAAGACACAGCTTGCTCCTTGGTGTCTAAAAACTCATCACAAACGTCCTTGACGCTCTTAGACACACCCTTTGATACATCACCTATATTATACTTGTGTCTTAGTTCCGTGATGGCGTCGATGACTTCTCGCTTGGTGTCTCTTGTTACCGACTTCCTCTTTTGCTTGCCATCAATACCAACTCCAATCGTGATGGTGGCTTTGTACTTCCCATTGGGTGTCTTGGTTATCGAACCTTCACCCTTATTTCGTCTTTGTCGTGTTCTTGGCATTGTGTGTCTTCTCCTTTCGGGTACGCTTAGAATCGCTTAGATACGCTTCGGACTTTAAAAATTCTAAAAAATCTGTGAGGCCTTACGTGACGTGCTTCGAGTTCCGCTTTCCCCCCGTATGGCCTTCGTTTCAGCCGCTTCACATCTTCACAGTACCTCTAGTACATTTTCATTCATTTCCGCTCTTATTGCACACCATGGCAACCTAGCCAGCCCTGATTGTATCGGCCATTACAATTTATAATACCCTACATCGCTTACTATCAAGCTCTATAAATATCCTACGTGCTTATTTAGTGCTTGTCAACACTCGTTTACATATATTATTTATATGGTACACACGGGTACGTGTAAGTATGTAGAGTATTTTTTAGATAGTTGACTGAATCAACTATATCTGTTTTGCTTTATATATGAATGGTTGTTCATATGTTTGTGAGGGGGAGTGAATGGGTGTGCAAGGATGTGCATAGTTATATGTTGTGTTTTGAAATTTTGTTCAATCGTGGTTTTACATGTGTTCTGTCATCTGTTGGTGTCTTTAAAGTATCACTTAGTACCTCTTAGACTCTCTTAGTGCCCTTGTAGGTGCCAATACAATCACACTGTATAGTATCTAATAGGTACGATGAGAAGACACAAAGACACACACAGATATTTATGATATGATAAGGATACATAAAAATTATAAAGAGGTGTTGAAGATGATAGGTTTATTTATTTTAGGACTAATTGGATTAATAATTTATAATATCATAGACACACAATCATTAATCAATAATGTAAGATGTATAATTTTAATGCTTTTCAGCTTGTGTGCTGTACGAGCAATGGCCGCTTATACGGATAGAGAAATAAAACCGCTAACGATAGCTTTAGTTTCCTGTATCGTGTGTGTTGTCTGTATTGCTTTAACCTTTTAAAAATATAATCATACACTGATAATAAAGGCCCTATATGAGCATTTAAGCTTGTATAGGGCCTTTTTGTGTGTCTATTCCTTTTCGTTATTCTTTATCCATTTAATAATAAGCATACGCAATAATTCACTGCTATTGATTGCCTTTTCCTTACACAACTTTCTGAACTTATCTCGTGTGTCTTTCTCAATCCTTATTTGCATGAATACTGAATTTTCCATTTTTTGATTACTCATGTTATCACCTCTTTTATGTATATACTCATTATAGCAAAAGGAACACTAAAAGTCACTACAAAAAACTACAAAAATCTCTTGAAAAGTGTAGTGCTGTGTGGTATACTTTAGTCAAGCTAAAGGACACTACAAAACACTACACACGGTGTCCAAAAAATTTTAGCTTCAAACGTCACTACAAAGAGTGACAGTTAGAAATGAAAGGGGTACTTATTATGACAAGAACAGAAATGTATAAGGCTTTAGAAGGCAAAAAAGTTGCCTGTATGGAAGGTTGTCTCATTTCCGATGTAGGCATTTTCCATAAAGGACGCATGTGTTTTACAGTAAAGCATTTTGAACCCCTCAATAGAATAGAATACGATTCTACTACATATTTCTTGCAAAAAGGGGACTACATAGAAGATTTAGGCGAATACATTTTAATTCGTAGGGGTACACAAGAATACATGTTTATCTTTCGTGCTTAACGTCGAAACAAGGGACTAAAATCCCTTGTCTAGGAACGGCTGGCTACCGTCCTACCGATGAGACAAGCCATATTTAGAAGGGAGTTTTTTACTATGAAAACAATGACAAGAGAACAGGCAATCCATAACTATGTTGAACAGTTAAATGGGGATGATCTCACATATTTGCTTCAACACATGAACGGGTATGATGGTTGTTTTGAAGATTGTGTCTATTACGATATGGATGAATTTGATGAATTTATGTCCAACTGCACGCCTATGGAAATTGCGCAAAGGGTTTTCTATGGTGGCGGATTTAATCCTAACGACGAATATTTCTGCTTCAATGCCTATGGGAACCTAGAATCTGCCGACTAGCACGACGTTGTAGCAGAAGCAGAGGATTTAGTAGACGACATTATCTATCATCTTGTCAACTGCTACAGTGGGGACACGCCGTGGCCCGACTTAGACGACATTGTATCTGCCGACAACGACACTGTCTTCAATGAAGACTTTGAAGAAGTCGAGGAAGACGACGAATAAGCCGCGTTGAATCTTGTGTCTTTACCAGAGGCCATAAGCCTGCCTTGTGGCCTCGAATAAGGGCATTAGTTACCCTTAGTTATTCAACGAAAGGAAGGTACAGTATGGAACCTAAAATTATTTTCAAACCAACCGAAAAGCAATATCAAGTTTTGCAAGACGCCTTTGATTATTTTAATGACGCTCTGTTTAAAGACAGCCTGCCACAAGTTATGCTTACCCTTAACCGTGAGCGCAACACCTTTGGTTATTACGTCCCATCAATTTGGACGGATGATAAAGGGAGAGAGCAATGGGGCGAAATCGCACTCAACCCTGATTACATCCTCAAGGATGGCAAGCGGACGGACAAGGAAGTCTATGCCACATTGGTGCACGAAATGTGTCACTTGTGGCAGGAATATGACGGCTCCGCTCCACGCCGTTGTTACCACAATAAGGACTTTGCGGAAAAGATGGAGCGTGTCGGTCTTATCACGTCTTCCGACGGTACACCCAACGGAAAAAGAACAGGCCAGCACGTGACGCATTACATCGTAGAGGGTGGGCCGTTTGATCTAGCTTTTAATTCAATGCCTAAATCCCTCTTAATTCCTTGTCACACCCTCTTTGCTCTCAAGGGAGAAGCAAAGAAGAAAATCAAGAAAGCCCGTCCGAAAACAGTCACGTATTTCTGCCCGAAATGCGGCGCAACCGTAAAGGGTAAGGAAGACACACACGTTATCTGTGGCGACTGCATGGAAAAAATGCTAGTCAAGACAGGTAAAGACAGATAAATTGTATCGGCTAGTACAAAAAGCAAGGAGCTGTAAAAAGTCCCTTGTGACACTGGTAGAAACGGAGAAAGAACCATGTTGAAAATATGGCACAAAATAGACGGCCTTGTCTACATCTCCTGCCTTATTGGCCTTTGTTGTCTAGCCAATTACATCGAACATTTATAGGGGGAATAATCATGATGAAGCAAATCACAGCACAAGAAGCATTACAAGCACACCTGCAAGGAAAAAGCGTTCTCTTATTGGGTACTGAATGGAATGATAGTGATGAAGCCTCATGTGCTATTGGGGGCCAGCTTGTCACGAAAGACGACGACTTTCAGAGTGAAGTTTCCAATTATCAATTTTTTGTCTGCATGGATGGGGAAAGAGTTCGTTTTTACCTCTTGTGACTAGTAAGGCAAACGAATGTTTGATACAATAATAGAATATCGAACAACTGTTCTGAATCTAGGCGTGTCTTTACCAACACGGCAGGGACACGCCATTTTTATACCCTAGGGGTCGAACAATCGTTCGTAGATAGATGATTGTTGTCTATCTTTATTATTTTTTTAATCAAGCATCAAACGTATGTTTAAAAAACTAACAAACATTTTGTCAACCTAAAAGTTTAATTGTTCCACCTATTGAAGAAAGGAAGGTAATACTATGGAAAAAATCAAAGGAACCCTACAAGAACAGTTAAAGCTTGAACATGAATCGAAAGACTTTGCAGAAAAGGTATTGCATGCTACATATGAACAAGCGGTATTAAATAACACAGCAGGAGAAACGAAAATAGGAAGCAAGCTAATGGAACATGTCTTTTCCGATTGCTACACGAACGTTAAAAACGTTTTATTTCCGCAGAAAAAGCGTGGCGTAGTCCCTAAATATCAAGGTGTCGTAAATCAGCTTAAAAGCTTGTATGAAGGTGATGAAGACACACTAATTAAGATGAGTGTTACAAGCATCTTAAACGTCCTTATCGGCTTTGTTATGCATAATTCAGACGATACCTTTGTTGTCTTTGACACGGCTATGGATAAGCTTGTAGTCAACTATAAAGAAGAAATAATTAGTTATCAGTATTTAAAGCAAGCTACAAGACAAGATGCGGCCTTTTTTGAAGCGGGTTTGAAGCACCGCTTACGAAATGATTTTAAAGTACAATATGCACGGCGTGCCTATAAAGACATGGGGTTTACTCCCGATACAATGGATACAGATAACCTTTATAAACTCGTAACAGTGCTATTAGAGGCCGTTATAAAGGGAAGTGGCTATTTTGAATACAAAGTAGAAGCAAACCACACCGATGGAAACAAGCGTCCTAAAAAGTATCTAAAGGCGGCTGATTGGCTCGTAAAAGCATGGGCTAAAAGTATTGACGTGATGGCCTTGAATAGCTTTAAATTCAGCCCTTGTGTCATCCCCCCAAAACCATGGGAAGGGATTAAAGATGGAGCCTATTATGGTGTCAATGCTCCTTTTGCTCAGTTTATTCGTGTAAACATGTATCAACATAACGCATTTCTGGATCAATATATCCAAAAATGTGAACAGCTTGATTTGACGTGGCTGTTCAAGTGTGTAAATGCCTTACAGTCTACACCCTTCATCATCAATCAACGTATACTTGATACCATGGTGTCTATTATGGAGAACCATGGGGGTTTAGGCGGTCTTCCTAGGACGGACGAAACGCCAAAAGTTCCACATTTGATTGACCCAACACCCGAAGAACTCGAAGCTCATAAAAAGCGCCTTGTTGCCTATTACAAGCACGAAAGGGCAAGAGTATCCAAGGTGCTTAGAACGAACACCTCTTTAGGCTGTGCAAAGAAGTACAGCAAGTATGAAAAAATCTACTTCCCATGGAACTTAGACTATCGTGGACGAATTTACCCTATGAGCCCTGCTTTGAACCCTCAAGGGGATGACACACAGAAAGCCTTGCTACTTTTTGCAGACCCGACGCCCTTGTCAAGTGACGAGGCCCTCAAATGGTTTTATATTGCAGGTGCAGGCTTTGCAGGTCTTGACAAGATTCCCTTTGATGAACGTATCCAATGGGTACTTGATAATGAAGACAACATTTTACAGAGCGCCGCTTCCCCTTTAACGTATACATGGTGGGACGAAGTGGCAAGCGATGAGAGTCCCATGGAATTTCTGGCCTTCTGCTTTGAGTTTGAAAGACTCCGTGTCTATCAATCTGATCATGACGGGTCTGCTGTGGGATTCAAGTCGGGTCTTCCTATCAGTTTTGACGGAACCTGCTCAGGGCTACAGCACTTCTCCATGCTACTTGCAGACGAAATTGGGGGCAAGAACGTCAATCTAATCCCAGACGAAACCGTACATGACATTTATCAAGTTGTGGCGGATAAAGTGAATGTTGTTTTACATCAAGATGTCATTACAGGGACAGCAGATGATTACAAAAAAGACAAAAAAAGTGGCGAATATGTACTTGACAGTAATGGTAAAAAGTGCATTGTGTACGGCACAAAAGAATTGGCCACAGAATGGTTATCTTATGCACAACAAAAGTTTGGTACAGATGGTATCAAGCGTAAAGTGTGCAAGCGCTCTGTCATGACTCTTGCCTATGGAAGCCGTAAATATGGATTCTCTGAAAACCTCAAGAGCGATATTATCAAGCCATGGATTGACGAACATAAAGACAACCCGATTTTCTTGAGTCGCTCACAGTCCGCAAACTATATGGCAGGTCTTATTTGGGATGCGGTGACGACTACGGTTGTAAAGGCTGTTGAAGGGATGGAATGGCTAAAAAAGATTGCAGGCATGATTGGTAAGAACGGCGAAGCTGTAGCATGGACAAGCCCTAACGGCTTGCCTATCCAACAAAATAAATTTGTACCGAACATTGAAATATGCAGGATGCGCTTTAATGGTGGTTTTGTCAGAATCTACATTCCGAAAGAAAACACTGATATAGACACACGAGGGCAATCACAGGCTATAGCTCCCAACTTTATCCACAGTATGGATGCTTGTCATATGCAAAGGGTCATTATGAACCAAGCAGAAAAAGGAAATAATAACTTCTTCATGATTCATGATAGTTTTGGCACGGACATAGAACATGCAGAAGATTTGTTCAAGGCTATCCGTACTGAATTGGTCAATATGTACAAAGGTCATAATTATTTGGAAGAATGGCTGGCAGATGTGGAGTATCTGTTACCAGAAGAAAAAGAAATACCCCAAATGCCAACTAAGGGTAATTTAAATCTTGATGATGTCGTAAATAGTAAATATTCTTTTGCATAAATATAACATGATTTGTAATTGTGCCACCTTGTGAAGAGAAGAGAGGAGAACTATAAGATACTTAAAGTAACTATATATAATTAAAATTACTTTAAGATACTTATAGTTCTTTTACTATTTATTATTGATGATAATTAATAATTAATATAAATAATTTAAATATTTCTCTTTTTGTGTGTCTTTTTCTCTTTAGAGAAGGATAAGACACAACATTTTAATTGTGCCACCATGTGAAGAAAGAAAGTCTTCAAATTGGTGTCTTTTTAATTGTGCCACCATGTGAAGAAAGAAAGTCTTCATTTTCTATTTTGCTTTTTGAAAGGAGCATAAACAATGACAGAACAAACAGTACGTAAACGAAGGAAGACAACCACAAGCAATAAATCTTTGGTGTCTTTAAAATTCAAACGTATCACACTCGACGCAAAAGCACCTTATCGGGCTACGGCGTCCGCCGCTTGCTATGATGTCTTTGCAAATGACACAGTGACATTATATCCGCAACGGGGACAGGACAAGGCGTATAAAGTCCCTACAGGCGTAGCGTTTGAGATTCCCGAAGGATATCATTTAGAAGTCTATGTACGGTCTTCTACAGGTCTTAAAACAAAACTGAGATTAGCCAATGGCACAGGGATTGTTGATAGTGACTATGTTGATGAATTGTTTTTGCTTGTTGAAAATATCGGAAGTAGTGTTACAAGAATCAATAAAGGGGAACGTATTGCGCAGGTTATGCTTGTAGAGAACGTTCCGACTGAATTAGTAGAAGTGGATTCCCTTACAAAAGAAGGGACACACGAAGGATTTGGAAGCACAGGAAAGGACTAGAGGAACCATGAGAGAAATTAAAGTAGGCGACGACGTTATCATTAAGGATGTTCGTAATGTCTTAGGTAATAATGACAAGACAAGTGATTCTGTAGAGGAATACATGGCTAAAGTTGTGTCTATTACACAGGGTGTCGGAGGCGATGAATGGTATGAATGTAAGCCGGCTGTGATTAATAAAACGCTTATGTTTCCTCAGTGGGAGGTGTTCTTAGTGGATAAGACCACAAAGGATACTGACAAAAAGGTTGGCTATGACTGGTTGGATGATGAACTTCATGGGTTAAAGATGTTTGAGAATAACATTAATATCTATGATACCGTGTGGGTTGATATGTCTAACTGGTCGGCGACACCACAGCATGAAAGTGGTTATGCAGTAGTTGTTGACATGATGGTGGTTCCTGACAACGACACAGCAAGCGACAGGGTAATGTATGATGTACAGTTCCGTGGTAGTGATAAAGTATTCACCGTTGACGAACGTCGTGTTACCCCTATTTATGCAGAGAAAGACACACAGGAAGACACCAAGCACGATAAACATTATCGTGAGACTGTTGTTGAACCTATTCTTGTCATGCAGGCGCTTTTTAGTCGTGATGAATTTATCGGCTTCCTCAAAGGCAATATCCTTAAATATCGACTCCGTGCAGGGCATAAGGGCGGAGAAAAAGGAATGAAGTCTGATCTTGATAAAATTCATGTCTATGAAGAATGGCTCGAAAGGGCGAAGAAAGGTGAACGTATTTAATTGTAGCGGTCACTACAAAAAGGAGAAATGAACATGATGGAAACCATGAACAAACCTTATGTTGCCTACGCAAACAAGCTCATGCGCTTTTTACATGATGGCACTTATGACAATGATACCTTGTGTCTTTTAGGCGTCATCGCCGCAAAGTCGCGTAGAAAGCACGTGAAGCTTGATGATGGCATTAAGACAGCCGTCACAGATTTATTACTTGAAAATGCCGATGGCATGATTTTAATTACTCGTGCAAAATTACTGTAAAGGAGAATGAAACATGAATATGAATGATGGTGTAATTACAGGGAAAGCGATGTGGTGTCATTTAGCAGACACAGAAACTTTTAACGGTACAGACACAAACAAATATAGCATTACGCTTGTTCCGTCTGTTGAAGACATGAATAACTTGATGCAGGAAGCCCAGACGATTTGGGAAGAATTTAAAGAAACGCTCAAGAACAAGAAGTTCGCCGCAGAGCCTAACATGGGTTCGTTCCGTGAAGATGACAATGGCGACGCAAGCGTTAAATTCGTTACCAATGCTCATATTGTCACGAAGGCAGGCAAAGAGATTGACAAGGTTGTTCCTGTCTTTGATGGGGCTGAACGTCCTGTTACTCGCAAAATCAAGAGTTCTATCGGGAATGGTAGTGTCGTTGCTGTCGCCTATCAGCTCTTTCCGTATTACAACACATCTAAAAACTTTGGTGTGTCTTTCCGCTTACAGGCGGTACAACTCTTGAAGTACGTTCCGTATGGTAATGGACAGGATGCAAGCTCTTTCGGCTTTAAGAAGCATGAAGGGGCCTTTGATTCTACGTCCGTCATTGATGACGATGAAGAAGACACACGTTCGGACGTAGATGCTCCGTTCACGGACGGTTCGGATGATGAAGATTTTTAAAGCGTGGTGATAAGACCTGAAACGGAGTTTTTGTAATGGGGGTGCGTATACATACAGACCACCTAAAAAGAGAAGTCATTTTGAAGACACCATTAGTGCGCAGATACGGGAGTTGAAGAAGCAGGAAAAGTATGAGATGTACTACATCAACTATGAAAAACCTGCTACACAGCATAAGTATACTCCAGACTTTGTGTTGCCAAATGGAATCATTATAGAAGCAAAGGGGATTTTTGAAAGAGAAGACAGACAGAAGCACTTGCTTATCAAGATGCAGTATCCTGATTTGGATATTCGGTTTGTCTTCCAAAATCCTAAGTTGAAGTTGTATAAAGGCAGTAAGACAACCTATGCAGATTGGGCGGAGAAAAATGGATTTAAATACTCCACTAGACAGATTCCCGACGCATGGTTTAGAGAAAAGAAGAAGCCTATGAAAGGTCTTATCCCTAAAAAGAAAAAGTAAGGGGTGAGAGCATGAATTTGAAGTACAAAGAAAGAGAGGAGACTAATATGGTGCGTGTCTTGTTTGAGCCGAAGGTGAAGACCGTTCGGGAAATTTATGTAGAACAGCGTAGAGAAGGGCTGTTCAATATCGGGTATCATCTGATCGTGATGCCGAATGGTGAAGTAAAAGAAGGGATTCCCTTCCTTGCTTATGGTGACTATAGACTCGCTCATGTGAAAGATTCCGTCTATGTGCTGTTGGTTGGTTGTGCCAGCGAAAAGGACATGTCCGATGCACAGCGCAAAACCATGAGGGACATTAAGAACAAATATGCCCTTGATGTACATTATGGGGACGACTAGCCATGTCGGAAATTGTACAGGCACATATTCCGTGTCCTTATTGCGGAAGCCATGATGCCGCTACGTTGTATGATGATGGACACACATACTGTTTCAGTTGTCATCATACAGAATTTCCGAAAGAAGGTGTAGAGGTGGCTAAACATGCCATTATTCCCCATGAGGACATGGAGTTTAAGACACTCCGTGCAAGGGGGTTGTCTGCTGAAACATGTGAGCGTTATGGCTATTATGTTACAAAGACACAACTAGGAACCGTTCAAGTCGCAGAGTATTGTGATGAGGACGGTTCTGTTCTTTTCCAGAAGTTGAGGACAAAGGACAAGAAGTTCTATCTGAATGGTACTTCTGCTTATCGGTTTTTTGGACAGAATCTTTTCCATAGTGGCAAGAAACTTGTCATTACAGAGGGTGAGATTGATTGTCTGACTGTCTCTCAGATGGGGGGCAACAAATGGCCTGTTGTGTCTTTACCTCATGGCTGTACGTCGGCTAAACGTACCTTTAAAGATAACCTCGAATGGTTAGAGTCCTTTGATGAGGTCATTGTCATGTTTGACATGGACGCTCAGGGACGAAAGGCCGTAGAGGATGTACAGGGAATGTTGTCCCCACACAAACTAAAGATTGCAGACTTACCAGAAAAGGATGCTAATGCCTGTCTTGTGGCAGGTAAAGGAGATGCAATCATACAGGCTATCTTTACCGCAAAGGAATATAGGCCAGATGGAATTATCAATGCCGCTGACATTGAAGATGAATTTTTCAGTGATGACACAGAAGCTCAGTGTTACGACTATCCATGGTGTAAGGGGCTGAAAAGTATCACAAAGGGACTCCGTAAAGGGGAGCTTGTGATGCTGACAGCAGGTACAGGCATTGGGAAGTCTACAGCGGCTCGTGAGATTGCCTACAAACTCAAGGTGAAGGATGGACTGAAAATCGGGCTTGTCTTCCTCGAAGAAAACCCGAAGAAGACACTCCGTGAGTTGTTGTCTATCCATGTTGAAAAGCCTCTGTCTATTTTATGGGGCAGTGTAGACAAGGATAAGTTAAAGACAGCCTATGAAGAGCTGTTCAGTGATAAACGGTTTGTCCTATACGATCACTTTGGTTCGATTGAGAGTGGGAACTTGTTGTCTCGTATCCGTTATTTAGCCGTAGCGGAACAGTGTGATTTTATCATTTTTGACCATATCTCTATTGCCGTATCAGGCATGGATGAGGGCGGAGATGAGCGAAAGACCATTGATAAATTAATGACACAGTTACGGTCGCTAGTAGAAGAAACAGGCGTCGGGATGATTGTTATATCTCACTTGAAAAAGACAAGTGGTGAAAAGGCCTTTGAAGAAGGTGGAATCATCTCTCTTGATGACTTGCGTGGTAGTGGCACATTGAAGCAATTACCTGATGAGGTACTAGCACTCGAACGCAATCAACAGGCAGAGGATGAGTCCGAAAGAAACTTGATTAAAATTCGTGTCTTAAAGAATCGCTTTGCAGGTTCAACAGGGCTTGCAGGGTATCTCCATTGGGATAAGGACAGACACAGATTACTAGGAGAGGAAGATGAATCATGTCAAGAGTTTTAAAGTACCCTGTTGTTAATACAGATATTACATTCAATGAACTACCTGATAAAATGGCCTATGCGCTTGAATTAGGGGCTTGCAAACAACATTGTGTTGGTTGTCATAGTCCAGAATTACAGGAAGAAGATGTAACCTTAACGTCCCTTCTTGATATTTTAGAAGAAGCACAGGACGCCATTGATGCAGGGGCAAATGCTATTGTTGTAATGGGCGGTACAAATAATAACCATATCACAGATGAATCTTTGATTGCTCTCCTACGTGATTTGGCCTTCATTGCTCCTACAGGTTTGTATAGTGGGAGTGATGATGAAGAACATGACAAGATGATTGCAGTTGAAGGGCATTGCACTTGGTTGAAGACAGGCCCCTATGTAGAGGCTTTGGGTGGTCTTGAGAGTCCTCGGACAAATCAACGCTTTTACTACATCTCGCAGTCTTACCGCTTAGATAAAAATGATAATGTGGTGTTTGTTCAGCCTTGCTTTTTGGATGAGACACACAAATTTTGGAAGAGGGTGAAGAATGTTACCTAATGTTGATTTAAAAGAAAAGATTAAATACATCCATGATTATATGGTGTCTTCCAATGCCGCTACGGCCTCTAAGGTTGATGCGAATAGCAATGTGACCCAGAAGACGATTGCTGGCTTGGAAGCAGAATTATTTAAACCAGACACTATCCAGATTAACCGTAAGTTGGTTAAAGGCAAGCTGACACAGATGTTTGGTGAAGACATGGCAAAGGCGTATGAAGATGACCTTGCAAATCATTATATCTATACACATGATGAAACATCTTTGAAACCTTATTGTGCCAGTATCACTTTGTATCCCTTCTTGTTGGAAGGTACGAAGTGCTTAGGCGGTGTGTCTAAAGCACCGAAGAACTTGCAGAGCTTTTGCGGCTCATTTGTCAATCTTGTTTATCAGATTGCAAGTAATTTCAGTGGCGCTATTGCTACTGTTGAGTTCCTTCACATGTTTGACTACTTTGCACGGAAACAGTGGGGCAAAGATTACCTCAAGAAACATTTTGAAGAAGTCAATCAGGAATTTCAGGGTGTTGTCTATGCACTGAATCAACCTGCCAGCGCACGAGGCGACCAGTCTGTCTTTTGGAATGTGAGTGTGTTCGATCGTGATTACCTGAAAGAAATGTTTGGTGGTTTCTACTACCCAGACGGTACACAGGTAGACATTGAAAGCACCTATCGTTTGCAGTTGCATTTCTTGCGATGGTTCAGACAGGAACGAGAAAAAGAATTGTTGACGTTCCCTGTTGTCACCGCCGCACTATTGACCGATGGAAAAGGTGGTTTCAAGGACAATGCTTTTATGCATAAACTGGCGGATGTACAGGCACGGGGGCTTTCCTTCTTTGTCTATATGTCTGACAAGGTGGATAGTCTTGCGTCTTGCTGTCGCTTGCGCAATGAATTGGCAGACAACACATTCAGTTACACGTTGGGTGCAGGTGGTGTCGTTACGGGTTCTGCTCGTGTCATTAGTTTGAACATCAACCGTATCGGTCAATGTGGTATTAAGCTTGACGAAGTAGTGGACAGAGTACATAAGTACCTGTTGGCTCATCGTGAAGTGTTGAAAGGCTATATTGAGGCAGGTTTGCTCCCTGCTTACACACAGGGCTTCATGGACATTGATAAGCAGTTCTTGACCCTTGGTGTGAATGGTGTCTTGGAATACTTTGAGTACCTGAGAGACAAGAAAGGTACTGTGACAGACAAGGAATATCCTGATTATTTAAAGTCCTTGTTGTCTTTCCTTATGATGTCTAATAAGGCCGCTCTGTCTGAGTATGGAGTCCGCTTCAACACTGAGGTAACACCTTGCGAAAATCTCGGTGTTAAAAATGCTAAATGGGACAAAGAAGCAGGTCTTTATGCTCCTCGTGATTGTTACAACAGTTATTTCTACCCTGTAGAAGACACGAAGGTGAATGTGCTTGATAAGCTCAAACTGTATTCAAAGGACATTGTTCAGTACCTTGATGGCGGCTCGGCACTCCATCTGAATCTTGAACAGATGTTGAGTGCAGAACAGTTTGTCCATTTGTATAAGCTTTGCTCTAAGTATGGTGTACAGTATTGGACAACCAATGTCTTGTGTACGATTTGCAATGAGTGTGGTTACATCAACACAGACACAGAAAACCATTGTGTGAAATGTGGGAGCACGGATGTTGATTATGGTACTCGTGTTATCGGGTATCTGAAACGCATTAGCAACTTCTCCGAAGCGAGACAGAAGGAAGCAGGAAAACGATTCTATCATCATTTGAAGAAGTAAGGGGGTGTCTTAATGTGGCTCATTAAATTCTATGATGCCTTGTGGCACAAGCTGTATCAGTGGAGTATTAAGGTACAGGCACAGCGACAGAAGAAAATTAGTTTGCTTGCTGATAAAAAGAGAGAGTTAGCGAGTAAGCTCCGTAATGAGGCTTTTAATCTTGATACAGAGGCAGAAGATTTAGAAAAGTTACGATAGAAAGGATGGTTCTATGTTAGTCTTTGATATTGAAACGAACGGCTTATATGCCGACGTTACAAAGCTGTTCTGCCTGAGTGTCTATGATACAGACACACAGGAAATGAAGCAGTATGATGATGTACACGCAGAGCAAGGTGTCCATGAGTTATATGATGCATGGAAAAGAGGGGTGTGTCTTTGTGGACACAACGTTATTAATTATGACCTTCCCACCTTGGCAAAACTTTTTCCGTGGTTTGAGATTACACACGACATGCATAAGGATGTAGTAGACACCCTTGTTTTGTCACGACTCATCTATTCTCATATCGAAGACATGGATGCAGGACTTATCCGAAAGAAACAGCTACCCTCGAAGCTGTATAAATCCCACAGCCTAAAGGCTTGGGGGTATCGTTTAGGGGAACTAAAGGGTACATATGGAGAGGAAGAAGATGCATGGGCTTGTTACAATCCTGAAATGCTTGCTTACAATAAGCAGGACGTAGTTGTAACGGTAAAGCTCTATGAAAAGCTGGCTTCATACGATTATGCACCAAAGGCCATAAAGCTTGAACATGAGGTAGCATGGTTGATGTCTAAACAGGAAAAGAATGGCTTTCCCTTTGACCTTGAGAAGGCAAAGGAATTGGAAGCTACCTTGCGCGCCAGAGCAGGTGTCTTGACAGCTAAACTAATTCAGATCGTACCTCGTGTACCTGATAAGATTTTTGTACCGAAAAGAGACAACAAGCGCCTTGGCTATAAAGCAGGGGTTCCCGTTCAGAAGTATAAAGACTTTAATCCCAACAGTAGACAACAGATTGAATGGCTGTTGCGGACGCATTACGGTTATTCTCCCTCGAACATTGATTGTTATGATGTGGAAGACACGGATGCAGATGGTGTTGATTTGTCACAATGTCGATTGAAGATTGATGATGAAAGCATGAAATTCATGAAGGAAGACCCTCAAGCTCCCGATGAAGTGAAAGCTGTGGTGTCTGTCCTTGAGGAGTCCTTAATGCTCAAAAAGCGTTTGGGACAGCTTGCAGATGGTAATAATGCTTGGTTGTCTATGATTGGAAAGGATGGGAATATCCATGGTTCTGTTATCCCTAATGGGGCTGTTAGTGGCCGTGCTACTCATTCCAGACCGAACGTCGCACAAGTACCACATGTCGGCAGTCCGTATGGCAAGGAATGTCGGGAACTCTTTAGAGTACCTGACGGATGGTGGCAAGCAGGGATAGACGCTTGTGGTCTTGAACTCCGTTGTCTTGCCCACTTCATGTACAAGTATGATGGGGGGCAATATGCCCATACGATTCTGAATGGTGATATTCATACGATGAATCAGAAAGCCGCAGGATTGCCAACACGCAATCAGGCGAAGACGTTTAACTAAATGGGCGTCTATAAATCCATTGAAAACGGTGAACATCTTAGGAATAAGACAATACCGTGCTAAGGCAAGAGGTGATTACATGACAAAAGAAGAATACTTACATAAACTGTTACGTGATTGGAATAAACCTAAGAAAGAACAGACAGCAACTCCTTCTAAGTATCCACAAGGCTATTTCAAACCTAAGAGATGTAGGAAGTGTCATAAAGAATTTATCCCTAAAGCACCATCAGAACTTTATTGTTCAGATGAGTGCAAAAACTATGGGGTAGCAGATGCTTATTATAAACGTGTCTACGGGATATCTTTAGATGAATATTTGGAAATTGCAGAGTCACAGAACTTTGTATGCAAAATTTGTGGTAAAGAGAATTTTCCAATGGGTACTAATCATTCAGGGTGTCTTGTGGTTGACCATGATCATGAAACAGGAAATGTGAGAGGCCTTCTTTGTCATAATTGTAATAGAGCATTAGGACTGTTTCAAGAAGATTCGTCCTTACTACGAAATGCCTATCACTACTTGCAAAGTGTAACGACTATCCCGAAAGGGAGTACCTCTAAGCAGAGGGAAGCGGTGGATGCAGATAATTCTGTAAAGAGATAGTCTGTTCTATATGGTGACATATAGCAGTTCGTTTTGAACGCTATGAGGGTAGCGAACTCATGGGAACATTAAAACATTTATGCCTATTTATATGGTGCAGGGGATGCAAAGATTGGAAAAATCATAGGGGGTACAGCAGGACAGGGAAAGCAGATTAAGAAGAAATTCAATAAGGCTATCCCTGCTATTGCGAAGCTCAGACAGGCCGTAGAAAATGCGCTTGTCTATCCTATTGATTTTAAAAGTACACATGGGAAACCTAAAGTTACATGGAAACGTCATTTCCTCTATGGTCTTGACAGACGCAAACTACATGTAAGAAGTCCTCACAGTGCCTTAAATTTGCTCTTGCAATCAGCAGGCGCTTTGATATGCAAGAAGTGGATTGTCACGACAGAGGAGCGATTATTGGCGAGAGGCCTAAGACATGGATGGGAGGGCGATTTCGCATTGATGGCATGGATACATGATGAACAGCAAATTGCATGTCGTACCGAAGAGATAGCAAAGATTGTGTGTGAAGAAGCGCAACAGGCGATGAGAGACACACAGAAGTATTTCAATTTTCATGTCCAGTTGGATACAGAGGGTATCATTGGGCATAATTGGTTTGATTGTCATTAGGGGGTATTTTATGTACGCAAAACGTATCCGTTGTAAAAAATGTGGCCGTACCTTGGTTACAGGCTGTGCAAAGAATGTAGAAGAGATTACATGTTCGTGTGGGCATGTCACATATCCGCAGTCCGCAGAGATGAAAAAAGAATTGTCTAAGAATGAAAGGAGACACAATAAATATGAAAAAGCATGATTATAACATCATTGATAACACATACGTCTATGGCCTTGATGAATCTATTGTAGCGTCTGGCTACCCTATGGCGGATAAAATCAATCCGTGTAATTTAGAAACACGTGGGGCTACCAATGGTGATATGAAACGTGCTGTACGTCTTGGTAAAGCACCTGCTGGCAGTGGTCATGATTGTTACCTTAAAGGTATCATTGTCCAGTTTGATTTGACGCTTACAAAACAGGCGTGGCCCGAAGCACAGCGTTATCATTTTCTTGATTTTGTGTCTTCCATGTCCGCTATGCACATGCTGGCAAAGATGGACGTTCGCTTCATCTCTTACACAGACCGTAAAATCATTGATTTGTTCCTTGATATCGTGAGGGACTACAATCAGAATCCTAGTGAAGAAAACTGGCGACGTATGATCTACAGCTATCCGAGTGGCCTGTTGCTGACAGCTCGGATGACAACGAACTACTTACAGCTCAAAAACATCTATGCACAGCGAAAGAATCATAGACTCCCTGAATGGAAAGTTGTTTGTGATTGGATTAAAGCGCTTCCGAAAGCGAAAGAGTTGGGGGTGGTCTAATGACAGCGATGTATACCATTTATGGAGACAACAGTAAATTCCTCAAGGAACGCCATATGCAGGTGACAAGAAACCATACTGTCTATGATACTATTCGTGGTCGCTTGGCTTTGAATGATGGTTATTGCCCTTGCCAGCCTAGCAAGACGAAAGATACCATTTGCCCTTGTAAGTACATGCGTAAATACAGCACATGCCGTTGTGGTCTTTATGTCCCTGCTACGGATGAAGAGGAAGACGAAGATGTATAAGCCGATGGAGAAACCTATCACAATCCTTGTGGATGCTGACATGGCTGTATACCGTGCTTGTTCCTCTTGTGAATGTGAGATTGATTGGGGAAATGATATTTGGACACTCCATGTGGATTTCAATGAAGCCCTTGCATACTTACAAGACCATATGGATGATTGGATTCAGAGGGCCTTGGAGCTTGACCATTACTCAGGGAATGTAAATGTTGTCTATGCTTTTTCGGATGATGACAACAATTTTAGAAAGAAGCTCTTGCCTACCTATAAGTTGAATCGTGTTGGTAAAAGAAAGCCTGTTGCCTATCATGCACTCAAACAATGGGTTCGTGATAATTGGGTGTCTGAACAATTAGACACCCTAGAAGCAGATGATGTTATTGGTCTGTTGGCTACAGGAAAGTACAAAGGAAACAACATTATTATCTCTGCTGATAAAGACATGCAGACGATACCAACAAAGATTTATAACTTCCTAACAGATACCTTGGTAGAGGTGACACAGGAAGAAGCAGCTTATAAACTGCTCTATCAGACTCTTGTAGGGGACACAGCGGATAATTACACAGGTTGTCCGAAAATTGGCAAGGTGAGAGCAGAACGTATTTTAGATGATAGTCCCACATGGGGAGCTGTAGTAGATTGTTTTAAGAAAGCAAATCTTACAGAAGATGACGCACTCTTACAGGCTCGTGTGGCGCATATCTTACAGGATGGAGATTATGAGAAAGGAAAGGTAAAATTATGGACACCCCAAAGTTTACACTCGTAAATAATGTAACACTTGACGATATGGAAATTATTGTAACGGCCATTACACATCAAGCAGATAAAAACCCGACACCCTTGTTTAGACACAGAAAGTCCATTCAGGATTTAGCACAGCAGTTTTGGAAAATGCAAAAACTTGGAACACTGGCTGTCTTTGCAAATGAGCAGGGGAAATATGCAGGAATATTGGCTTGCAATGTCGTTGAGCTTTGGTGGATTGACGGCCCTGTATTGGTGGAAGATTTGGTTGTTTCCATAGACACAAAACCTAATGGCTTTGGACGATTTGCAGTTCAGGTCTTGGAAGACATTGCGCGAGACAATGAATGTGTCATGATCTGCTCAGGCAGCAGCATGGTTCAAGGCACACCGATTGTTCGTAACATGTATAAGAAACATGGATTTGTTGTCTATGGTGAATCTTATTTGAAGGAGATGGCTTAGATGATTATGCATGATGAATTACCTTTTGTCCCTCGTGATGTCGTGAATTATTTAAAGGCTATCTACACTCCTGATTTCTTCATCAATGCAGATGTGGACAACAATGATATCCGTATGGGGTACATGCAGGGGTGTACAGAAATTATTTCCGTTCTGCATAATCTCGCAGAAAGGAAGGACTGATTATGTCTAGTGGTGGTTGGTTAGGTAGTATTTTGAGCTTACCTATGAAGATTATCTCCAGTATCACAGGGGCAGGAAGCCATACTTATAGTGCCTCGGATAATTATAGTCCGACAGTAAAGGCTTCCGATTTGGTGTCTAGTACAAATGCTCAGACACCCGATGCTCCTGTCATGGGTGATGATACAACATACTCTCAGAAGAAAAGAAATAAACGTGGCCTGTCTAGCTTGTATGTAAATAGTGGTACGAGTGGTACAGGTTCCACAGGTGATTACACAGGAAGGAGTGGTCTTTAATGTCGAGTGGCGGTTGGATAGGACACACTGTGTCTAAAGCTGTAAAAGGTGTTACACATTTTGTAGGCAGAACTGTTGGTGCTGTAACAGGAGGTCTGTTCGGCGGTTATCGCAATTATGGTGGTGGTTATGGCAGTGGTAACATTGTAGTTACTCCTAGTGCCGCACCTGCTCCCACAGCATCGGAGCAGGCTGAATATGATGCCGCAGTGCAGAACCAGAAAAAGAAGCGGGGTAAAAACTCACTTTATGTTTCCTCGTCCGCAGGTTCCAGTGGTGGCGGTTCAGGTATTAACTTATGAGTAGTGGCGTAGACACCAATATATTTTATCGGACAGATACCGCAAAATCTCGTTATGATAAATTGGTGTCCGATAGAAAGGTGTATGTAGACAGAGCGGTAAAGAACGCAAAGATTACGATTCCTATGCTATTTCCCGATGAAAATGCTACCTCTACCACAGAGTATGAGACACCCTATCAGAGTATAGGTGCTCGTGGCGTTAATAATCTTGCGGCGAAAATCATGCTTGCTTTGTTTCCACCAAATGAGCCTTTCTTCAAATTGGAACTTGGGGACATGGCTAAACAGCAGGTAGCACAGCAGGGGGACACCTCGGCTATGACAAAGATTGACAAGCTCATGGGGGCTATCGAACGCCAACTCATGGACTACATGGAAACAAATCGTTGTCGTATCACTATCAGTGAGGGTGTCTTACAGCTCATTGTGGCAGGTAACTGTTTATTGTACCTGCCACCTCAGACAGGCGGTATTAAATTATATCGTCTGAATAACTATGTGGTTGTTCGGGATGGTACAGGTAATTGGATTGAACTAATTGCGAAAGACAGCATTAGTTATGCCGCCTTGCCGCCAGAAGCACAGGCGTGTGTGGAAGGTACAGACATTTCACCAGACAAGAATGTAGAGCTTTATACTCATGTATATCTTGCTGACGGGGAAACCTTTGAAATGTATCAGGAGATAGAAGGACAGATTATTAAAGGTAGCGAACAGGAATTTCCTAGGGATAAGGTTCCTTGGATTCCTTTGCGACTCCGTAAGATGGATGGAGAAGCCTATGGGCGCTCCTATGTCGATGAATACTATGGTGATTTGAAGTCCCTAAACTCTATCAGTAAATCTATTGCCGAAATGGCTACGTTGTCTGCTTTTGCTCTGTTCCTTGTGAATCCTTCTTCCCAGCTCCGTGTCGATAAGCTGAAAGACGCACAGAGTGGGGATTTCTTTAAGGGGAAGGAGGGCGACCTTACGGCTTTCCAGTTGAACAAGGTGAGTGACTTGCAGGTGGCTTATCAGCACAAGCAGGAATTACAGAGTAACTTGTCGTTCGCTTTCCTGCTGAACAGCTCTGTACAGCGTAATGCAGAACGTGTCACAGCAGAAGAAATTCGTTATGTGGCAAATGAGCTTGAGGATAGCGTAGGCAACATTTATTCTTTGTTGTCTTTAGAATTGCAGTTACCCCTTGTCCAGTGTCTTATGGCACAGCTTATGGCACAAGGCGCGCTCCCTGATATTCCACAGGGCAGTGATGGTGTTCAGACACACATTGTAACAGGTATGGAAGCGTTAGGCCGTGGGCATGATCTGACAAAGATTGAACAGTTCTTGCAGACATGTTCGGTACTTCCTGACTTCCAACAGCGCTTGAAGACTGGCAATGTCCTTGCTCAGATTGGTACGGCTCTTGGTCTTGATGCAGATTCCCTTGTCATGAGTGACGAAGAATATCAGGCCATGCAAGCCCAGATGATGCAAGCACAGATGGCACAGCAGATGGCGTCACCTATTGCACAAGGAATGATGAACAATAATCAACAATAAGGAGATTGATAAATAATGGATGAAAACGAAAACAAAGTAGTGGACACTCAGCAGACAGACACACAGCCCGAACAGGCGGTTGATAATGTCACTGTGTCTACTTCTGCTAATGCCCAGATTTCTGTAAAAGACACAGCAGAAAGTGTGGACAATGTGTTGGATGATGTAGCCAATGAAGATAATCAGACTACGGACACACAGGGTACCGAAACACAGACAGACACACAGGAAGAAGCTCCGAAAGGAGAACAGACTTCCGAACAGCAGCTGACTACAGCACACAATGCCCTTGATAGTGCTGAAAAAGATTTAGTGAGCAAGGGTGTAGACTTTTCGGGTCTTGAAAATGAATACATGAATAATGGTAGACTCAGTCAACAGTCTTATGAAACCCTTGAGAAAGCAGGGTATCCGAAAGCGGTTGTTGACGGGATGCTTGCAGGTTGGGAAGCCGCTTCCACTCGCTTTGTAAATGATGTCTATGCACTTGCAGGTGGACAGGAAGAATTTGCACGTATTCAGCAGTTCGTGTCTTCCCAGAATCAGGATGTCATTAATGCATTTAATGCCACCTTGGACAGTGAAAATCTCATGCAGATTCGTATGACCCTTGAAGGTATCAAAGGTCAGATGGTGAAACAGTATGGTACTCAGCGTCCTTCCATTGTTGGCAATGCCGCTCCGTCTGTAGACCGCAGTGGTTATGAATCGACGGACGAAATGATTAAGGATATGTCTGACCCTCGGTATCAGAAAGACGCAAAGTTTACACGTGAAGTGTATCGAAAAGTTAAATACTCTAAATTGTTCTAGTAAATTGTAATAGCCAATACAATTTTGCTGATTAAGACACTCAATAGTTTTGGGTGTCTTTTTCTATATAATTTTCTATTTTGAAAGGTGGATGATATTAATTATGGCAGATATTAAAATTGCAACTCCTATGGCGATTGGTACTAAGGCAACCACAGATGCCGACAAACTTGCCCTTGCCCTTAAAGTCTTTAGTGGTGAAACTCTCACGGCATTTGCACGTGCTTCCGTAACGAATGGTAAATTTATCAAACGTACAATTCAGAGTGGTGAAATATAAATGCGGCCTTGCCTCTCTTTAAACACTCCTTTAACTGCTGGAATATCTCGCGAACAGACAGAGACAACTAGCAACGAAGCCTTGCTGACAAGTAAGGAACGTTCAACGACTATCCCGAAAGGGAGTAGGACGAAGCCGTCCGAAATGGGGAGTGAGAATACAAAGATATGTCGCTTGTGTGGTAAAGAAAAACCACTATCAGAATTTTATTTCAGAAAAGATAGTGGTAAATACCGCTCTGAATGTAAGGAATGTCTCAGCCGATTATCAACGGTACGAGAAACAGGGTGGACACAAAAAGCATATGATAGAGCCTTTAAAGAACAGCATGGTAGATGTGCCATATGTGGTAAAGAACTTAGTAGCACGAGATATACTCGGCTAACAGGTGACCATGACCACAAGACTGGAAAACTTAGGGGCCTACTCTGTACGAAGTGCAACACTGCTCTTGGTTTGTTGGAAGAAAATATAGACACCATAGAGAATATGATTGCATATATCAAAAAGTACCAGTAGTATTCTTGAAGATATAGTCTCAGCCCATAGGTGACTATGGGGTGCAAATGCACACACAAGGGGTAGCGTCCTTGTGTAAAGATAACTGAAATCCGCTCAGTTTCCTGTATTCGGTCGTACTAAAGCACATTACCTGAAAAGTGGTAAGAGCCTTGATGACCTTCGGGAAAACATTCAGCAGGGCGAACGTACCATTGTTATTGATGGTCTGTTGACGACTGACTGCTTGGTATTTGACCTTGACGAATTTATCGCACATTATGATTTCCGTTCTCCGTATGCTACACAGCTTGGTGAAGCACTGGCAATCTCCATGGATGCGTCTATTCTCGCAGAGGTCGCTAAAGAAGCACTGAACACTTCTGAAAACGTTGCTGGCCTTGGTAAAGGTGGCGTCGTTGAAAAGACACTCGCAACGGGTTCCACTCTTGGTATTAACAAAGAAACGGGTATTGCAGTCCGTGATATTCTGTTAGAAGTTAAAGCTAAGATGGCCGCTAACTACGTTCCGCAGGGGGATCGTTATTGCTTTGTGACTCCTGAAATTCACGCCGCACTGGCAACGAACCTTGATTTCTTGAACAGCAATTATGGCGCCGCCGCTACGCTGACTAATTCCAATATTATCAGCATGGATGGCTTCCAGATTATCGAATGTCCTCATCTGACACAGGGTGGTGATGACCCGACGAATACCATTCAGGGTGACGGCCATGCTTTCCCGGCTGCCTATGCAAGCAAGTCTCCGCTTTTGATTTGCCACAAATCTTCTGTTGGTGTCTTGTCCCTGAAAGACATTAGCTTTGAAACGGCGCGTCGTGCTGAATATCAGGCAGACCAGCTCATTGCTAAGTATGCTATTGGTATTGGTGGTCTTCGTCCTGAATCTACCTTTATGGGTGTTATTAGCAATCCTGCTTAGTAGATTGTTGAGAGTTATAGGGGAGTGTAATACTCCCCTTTTTATTCTTTTAAAGGGAGTGAAAAGATGCTATTTGTATCCACAGAGTTAGACGCAATCAATCTGATTCTTTCAGGCATTGGGGAAGCTCCTGTCAATAGCTTAACAGAGAGTGAATCTATTGATGTTGATAATGCACGGAGTATGCTTGCTACTGTGTCTAGGGATATCCAGCGTCAAGGGTGGCAGTTCAACACCTTGACTAATGTAACTATTATGCCAGACACCAACAGCAAAAAGATTCGGTACAATCCATCATGGATAAAGATTACCGCAACGAATGGTGAGGTCTATGTAAAACGTGGTGACTTTCTGTACAACCTTACAGAGAAGACAGACACCTTCAATGAAGATATACAACTTACCATTATTGAAGCCGTTGACTTTGAGGACTTGCCCGACGAGTTCAAAACATTAATCACAGCAGAAGCGGCTATTTTCTTTCAGGAACGTTACCTTGGTGACGAAAATGTATCTCAGGAGTTACGGATTGAAGAATCAAGAGCTTATGCTGATATTGTTCAGTATTGTATAGACACAGGTTCCAACATGTTTCAGACCACAGGGATGCAGAGTGCATTGGAAAGGAGATAAGACACCATGTTATACTCACAGAGTATTAAGAACTTTGTACAGGGTGTGTCTCAGCAACCGCCACTCTTACGGTTCCCTGAACAGCTTGAGGAGCAGATTAATGGATTCTCTACGGAAGTATCAGGGTTACAGAAGCGTGTTCCTACAGTTCATCTAAAGACATTCACAGACTTAAATCTTACTAAAGGAAGCAAACCTCTTGTTCATTTCATTGACAGGGATAAGCAACAGAAATACATGGTTGTCTTTGCAAATAACACTGTCAAGATTTACGACATGAAAGGCAACGAAAAGACTGTCAAGATTGAAGATGGAGCTTATTTAGCTACGAATACTCCTCGTGATAATTTACGAGTCATGACGGTAGCTGATTACACTTTTGTACTGAACAATACAAAAATAGTTCAGTTGTCCAGCAAGAAGTCTCCTGACTATTTTAATAATCAGGGTAGTATGCTATATGTTCGTCAAGGGCAGTATGGCCGTACCTATCAGGTTTGGATTGATGGCGTATCTAAATGTGCATGGACAAGCCCAAATGGGGAGGCCGCTGACCAGACGAAGCAGATAGACACCAACTATATTGCAGATCGTATCAATGAACAGCTCAACAATAATGGTGTGTCTACGGAACATCAAGATAATTGGATTCGTATTTGGAGTGGGGGTCTTGTCCAGACAGCCGATGGGTTTAACCATCAGGCACTCATTAATTTCAAAAAATCCATACAGCGTTTCAGCTTGCTTCCTGCTACGGCTCCTGATAACTATTGTGTCAAAGTCAAAGGAGACCCAAATGGTGCTAGTGAGGGGAGTTATTATGTAAAGTATTCAAAAGATAGTAACGTGTGGGAAGAATGTGCTTGCCCAAACATCAACATTGAGTTTGATAAGACAACCATGCCACATGCTATTATCCATAATGCAGATGACACTTTCACCTTCAAGGCTCTTGATTGGGATGAGCGAAAAGTTGGTGATGATGATAGTAACCCTTCTCCGTCTTTTGTAGGACATACCTTGTCCAGTATCTTTTTTTATCGCAATCGTTTAGGTGTTGCTTCCCGTGAAAATATAATCATGTCTGAATCAGGGGAATACTTTAATTGGTGGATGACAACGGCTAATGACTTGTTAGACACAGATGGCATTGATGTGCCAATTACATCCACAAAAGCGAACTTAATTAATTATTGTGTTGTCTTTTCCGAAGACCTTTATGCTTTCTCGAATGACACACAATTTATTATTCGTGCTGATTCCACTCTGACACCGAAAACAGCGTCCCCAACAGAAATTACACAGTTCAATAGTTCTCCTGACTGTCAACCAAAGGTAGCAGGTAAGAACTTGTATTTCCCTTCTGAGCATGGGGATTTCTCGACGATTCGGGAATACTATACGGTTCAAGATATTTCACAGATGAAAAATGCGCAGGACATTACATCACATATCCCTAACTACATTGAAGCAGGTGTCTATGACATTATCACCTCGACGGCTGAAAATGTGCTGTTCTGTTTGACGAACAATGCGACAGACACCATTTACCTTTATAAGTATTTGTTTGCAAATGAAGAACGTATTCAGTCCTCGTGGTCTAAATGGGTCTTTGATGGCGAGATTTATGGTGCAGGTTTCATAGGTAGTTATTTATATCTGCTTATGCGCAGAGGAACACAGATTACCATGGAGCAAATGGACTTCTCCGTAAACATTAAAGAGTTTGACGATACAGAAGTTTATCGTGTCTATTTAGACCAGAAGAAAGTTATGGACAATGGTGTCTATGATGATGTAGCTGAAAGCACAAAGTTTGACCTCAAGGCGCTTTACGCCTATACAGACACCACACCTTTGCAGAGCATTTGTGTAGTCACTCATGATGGTGTCTTGCATGAAAATCTGAAAGCAGATGATGCAGGATGTATCTATCTCGATGGAAACTTTGCAGGAAAGAAATTGGTAGTAGGGGAACCTTATTTGTTTAAGGCTGTCTTCACAACCTTCTATCTCAAAAAGAATGACAACGGAAATATTAGCTCCTATGCAGAAGGAAGGACACAAATCAAGAACATCCATATCAATTACGATCATACAGGTTTCTTGGCTTGTAGGGTGTCTTACCTTGGGGGCAAAGAATATGTGTATCGAATGACGAGTAAGATTCTTGGCACTTCTTCTGCTCGTTTGGGGAAGAAGCAGAATGAAACAGGTAAGTTTGATGTTCCTATTCATGCTAAGAATGAATCCGTTACGATTGCAGTTGAATCAGACATGCCAGTTCCTCTCTCTATTGTAGGGCTGAATTGGGAGTGTCTGTATACGACACGAACAAAGGGGGTATAGCGAATGTGTACCGTAGCGATGGGCATTGCCGCACTTTCTGCTGTCTCAAAACAAAAGGCTCGAAAGAAGGAAGTGCAAGCACAGATTGATGCAAACAATCAGACCGCAAGGGGATTGCTCCAGTCTATGAACTATACCTTTCAAAACTATGAAACACAGCGTAGGGCCGCTTTCGCCGCTCAGATTGATGCTATGACGAAAGACCGAATGAACGCTCATAGACAGGAAGCGTCTGTAAAGGCCGCTGTCAACGAAGAGCTGGCAGGGGGTGGCAGAACAGCTAACTTGATTAATCGTAGTGTTCGTGCAGATGAAGCACGTGTTGCTTCGCAGTATCAGGCTAATTATCAAACAAAGATGAATGAAATTGACCTCAACAAGGAAGCGGCACTCATCTCGACACGTAATGCTATTAATAGTATCCCGTCTGTTGAGACACCCTCTTATTTCACACAGGCAATGGAAATGTTTTCTGATTACTTGAATACTTATAATGCTTTACAAGGTATTAGTAGTATGAGAAAGAAAGCAGGTGTTGGAGGCGGACATGGAAAGACACTTGATAGAAATACAGGCGACATCACACCTGTAAATCTTGACCCTTATATCCACAGTGAAGACATTCACAATACAGGGATTGGGACACGAATTGTAGACCTCGACGAAGCGTCTGCAAAGTATGACAGTATGAATTTATTCAATCCTCATGGTCTATTTGCAAGCAATGCTATCAATGGGTACTTTAATGGTGACATGAGTAGTGGCTTGTCTTATGATTGGTCTAATGGGGGTATTTCAAGGAGAGGTGCTACATGGCGAAACGGATTGCTAGTGCTGTAGGCACAGAAATGCAATTTATGCCGCAACCTGACGCAACATATCAAGAGCGTTTGACAGAGGTACAGGGTGTTAGAGGTACTAACCCCTCGTCCTCGTCCGCTTCCATGTTTGCAAGTGCGGCTAATAATCTCAATAGTAGTTGGTTGTCTTTCATTACAGACCGTGAAAAACGCATGAATGAAGAGGGCCTTACAGAAGCCAACAGACTCATTGCGTCCACCACAGAGGAAGACAGACAGAAACTTAATACACTTGACATGGCCTTGACATACGGCTATGGGAATAACTTAGATAATCCTTATTTTATCGCATACAGCGACAAGTTACGTGGACAGGCTTTAGGCGACTCCGCAAAACTTGCATACACAGAAGAATTTGGTGATAGTCCTGCACGTACTCCCGATGAGGAAGTGAAGCGGTATGACGACTTTGTACAGAAGTATCGACAGCGCTTCATTGACAAAGGACTCATTGATAATAATGTGTCTTTTGAGCAGGGCTTCAATGACAAGAATATTGAAAATCAGCAAACGTTGATGAGTAACCATGTTCAGCGTGATATTGAAGACAGAATCTCTGAAACCTTCAATAACATTAAGTCTGAATTAGGGCAGTTTGTTTATGATATGCCCACAATGGACAGAGCAACACAGGTACAAAAATTACAAGAGATTTTCAACCAGAGTCGCTTGATGGGTCTGAATCCTTCACAACGACAGACACTTGTAGATAACACTGTAAAGCAAATCATTACCACAGGGACAATCAAGGACTTTAAGGACTTTAAAGCTACCATTCTTGACCGTATTTCTGTACAGACACGCTTAGATGGTACGACACAGACGATGGGGGACTTGGTAGACACCATGGAATTAGACACCCTGAATGTTGCGTATCGTAAAGCCCACATGGGAAAATCAAAGATGGATTTCATTAAGAAGTACGGTAAAGATAAAGACATGAATCGTGTCTATACCGATGTAATTAAAATGGGGCAGTCTGGCAATCGTTCAGATCGGGATAATGCTGAAATTCTTACAGGGATGTTACCTGAAATTGAGAGTCTTCAAAACCAGCATAAGGCCGCTCAGGCTCGTATTGCTAAGGTGGGGGCTAAAGGGGTTACTACAGCCGCCAAATCACAGGCAAGTTCTGCCTCTGCTAGGGAAAATATTCGGGCCTTCATGGAAGATGATAACCCTGTAAAAGATGGTTATGGTAGTTCCATTGGGAAACCTTTAGTTGGTGGTAAGGCTGTTGATTCAGGCACGATTCTTAGTGCTTTTCAGGAGTACGAAAATCAGATTATCAGTAGTGATGCGGATGAAGACACAAAGGCACAGAAACTTATGAAGCTCTACACCTATTCGGGTGTAAGTAACGTAAAGGAACAGTTAGTGAATAGTGTCTTACAGACCATTAACAGTGCTACAGCAGACAGTGTAGAAGCGAATGGTGTACCTAACTCCATCATCTATCTTGTAAAAGCACGTAACATTAACCATGGACAGTTTGCAGGCGCTTTCGGTAGTAAGGTAGACGCCGCTATTGGAGCGATTGTAAACTTCTCCCATGCGTCGGGTGAAGAAGACGCAGACAATGCACTTGTTCGAGGATACGCCAACTATTGTCGTATTAAAGACACCAGCGAACAGGATAAACAGAATTACATGGCGCAGATTAGAAGTATTGCCGCAGGTGGTTGGTCTATTGGTGGTATGGAAAGCTGGAATAGTGAAGGTAGTACGGCCCCTGATATTTCTTGGGATAATCCACAGATTGCAGAAACCGTAAAGGACAGGGCGTTGATGTATAACTTAGCTTATCATGACCCTCAAGCCGCTTTAGATGCCGCTTGCAATGACATTCGGGATGCTTATGCTTACTATCATGGGGCTGTCTTTCCTAAAAACTGTTTCAATAGTGGGCTGTCTCCTTCTACAGAAAGTGCATTTGCAAAACAATCTCTTGATGCCCTCTGCTATCAATATGCAAATAATTGGGGCGTGTCTACCGAAGATATTAATGTATCGTATGATGAAGCCTCTAACACATGGTCTTTTTCAGAGAGTGCGAATGGGAACTATACACAGCTTTCTGGTTCTGATATGGCTAATGAAATTCAGTATGTAGCTACTTATGTTCCGCCTTCCACTTCTAGTAGCAGTAGTGACTCTGCTGATGATGATACTACTACTTCATATACCTCAGAACATTCCCCTTCCGACTTTGTGTCTACTACAGTTGAAGCTGTAAAGGATAAAGTGGAAGAGGTAGAAGATGCTGTAAGTGAAAAGTGGAATGAATTTAAGTCATGGGTAAAAGGGGAATAGAAAGGAGATAAGACACAATGGCAGTTTCAAATAACATGTCCCTTGTCTATAATTGGTTTATCCAACATGGATATTCACCAACATTGGCCGCAGGGTTCGCCGCTAACTTTGCAGTTGAAACGGGTGGCGGTGAGGACATTAATCCTGATATTACGTCCCCTAATGGTGCGTATGGGATTGCGCAATGGCTCGATGAGAGCAGACAGGCGAATTTCAGAAGCTTCATGAATGAACATGGATATGATTCCAATGACATTTATGCACAGTTAGAGTTCGTTGATTGGGAGCTTCATAATACAGAATCACAAGCCTTGGAAGAGATTTCCAACTCTGACTTGTCGAGTGCTGAAAGTGCCGCCGCCGCTATTGCGGATTACTATGAACGTTGTCAAGGACAGGCACTTGACCTAAGACAACAGGTAGCAGGTGAGGTCTATTCAAACCTTTACGGGGGCGAAAGCTATGATGCGTCTGCTACAGGTTCTAGTGATTCCAGTAGTGGGGGAACAGACACAGAAGACTACACTTCCTATTTACCCGATGACATGATGGGTATTGATGGTAGTATGTATCAGCGCTTAGGGATGCTGTTCAAGAAAGCACAGGAATTAGGGGTTACTCCTCTTTTGACAGCAGGTGCTAATGATGATTCACACGTAGAAAACAGTTGGCATTATAAGGGCCTTGGTGCTGATATTGCATGGGAAGGGTTGCACTGGGGAGATGACACCTTAGAGGCTCTTGCGGACTATGCTAGGTCATTAGGGTTTCAGCAAGTCATTAGTACCCCTCATGGCACAGGCCCTCACCTTCATGTAGCTAATCCTGACCTCTCTAAAGAAGTCAACGCTCTCTTAGGGCCTAAACAGTCAACAACCACCTTTGGTGAGGGTGTCTTTACCCCTAAGATGCAGAACATGGTGAGTCCTGAAATACAGGCACTTGCAGATGCAAAACTCCAGATGCAGAAAGCCTATGAAGAATCCCTGAAAGAAAAGCCTTCTATCCTTGAGGGTATTTGGCATGACTTCAAACGCAGTGGCAACTTTGCGTATGAGTTTGTTGATGCCCTGTACACTGACCTCTTCCACAGTGACCTTGATGCTTTTGGTCGTGATAAGATTACCGATGCAGACCGTAACTACATCAAGGCCGCCATGGGGAGTGGTAATGAAGCAGAGGCACAATGGATTATTGATAATGCGAAAGACCCCACACAGTTGTATTACCTATTACAAAAGAAGTCCGATGAGATGGCCGAAGACACAAAATATGCCGCTTACTATAATTCGGTAGGCGCACATACCCTTGGTACTGTCTTAGGGGCTGTCTTAGACCCCTTGAACGCACTTCCTGAATTGAAGGTCTTGCAGGCAGGGAAGATTATGAAGACACTTGGTGGTGTGGTGAAAGACACACGTATTATTGATAGTGCCGCTAAGGCCTCTGCTGAAAAGATTCTCAGTGCAGGGGGTGCTAAAAGAATTGGGGATACAGCATTAAACATGGCCGCTATGGGGGCTATTCAGCAACATGCCGCCAACATGGGTAATGGCACAGACGACAGTATCGCAGGGGCCGCTATGATTGCAGGGATTTCAGGGGGTGTCTTACGTACCCTAGGAATGGCAGGAAAGAACTTGTTCCATAAAGACCCTGCTGTAGCTAATCTGGCCCGAACAGCAGATAGGATTGAAGAAAGTGCCGCTCGTGAAGCTGTGGGATTAAAGACACCCTACACCATCATGGATACAAAGGAAGCCGCTTCAAAACTCCATGATGTGGAATACTTCACGAAGCAGGAAGGGAAGATTGCAAGTTCCGTAGCGGAGCGTGATGATGTATTTGCATTGTCGCTGAAAGACGCAAAGAAACTTGGAGCTTCCATGGGTATCAAAGTGTCGGATAACACGAAAGGTTTCTTTGTCCCTCATGGTGATTATACCGTAGTAGTCAAAGACAACATCAAGGGAGCGAAAGAATTAGATGGTGTCTTAGCTCATGAAATTGGTGTCCATCAATCTCTGAAAGACACCATAGGTACTGACCGCTATCAGTCCTTGATGGATTTTGTGTCTACTCAATCAAAAGACACAACATCGAAGTTTGCTCAGGCCGCAAGACTTGCCAACAGCACAGACCCCGAAGAGATTCTCGGTTATGCCATTCAGCATGATATGTTGAGTCGTAAATCGAGTCATTCCTTGGTGTCTAGTTTCAGAGAAGGGCTAAAGGAAATGGGTTTTGGTGATAAATCAAGATTCACCAACAACGAAATTCTCGACATGGTCAATACAGCGGTTCGCTATCAGAGCTTGAAAAAGCAGGGTATCATTGTTAATCCCGATGGGAGCATTATTCAGAATGGTGTCCATTTCTCGAAAGACAACATGCTTGCTCCTGAAAGTCTTCTCGACTATGAAAAGAGTGCAGATGAATTGGCGCAGGAACGAAAAGGAAAGACAGCCTTTGAAAAAACCGTCAATACCTTATCGGGATGGATGGATAATACAGCGTTGACTCGTACTCCGTATGGGGCCGCTTATCATTCCCCCTCCATGACGCTTGCTAAGAAAGCCTCTGAATTGTGGGAAGATGCACAGCGTCGTGGTACATCTCGTAATGGTTCCAACATGCCTTCTGCTGAACGTATGAAGGATTATCTTATGGGACAGCTTGATAAGTACAAAGGTGAGATTCTTGATGCTCGTAAAGAGTGGATTCGTGACCATTATGGTACAATGGGTGTCATTAATCCTTTCCGCAAGGGGGATGCTCATAGACAAGAATTTGATAAGCTTGTCATTGATAAGTTCAACAGCTTGTCTAAACAGCAGACACACATTAACATCGATGATAAGGTGGTAGACCAGAATGTCATGAAGGCCGTCAAGTCTTTGCAGAATCTTTATGATACCCGTATTGACCTTGGTAAAAATTCATCCTCTATTTTTGGTGGTTCTGTGGAACGAAACTTGATTGAGGATGGATGGTATTCAGTCGACGATGAATTTCATCGCTTAGTTGACCCTGATGCTTATAGGGAGTTTGTGTCTAACTTCACCACCACAGGTGATAGGGGAGCGAGAGCTTTTATGGAGAAATATGCATTAGCCGCTTCCAATACACCGACTTCTCGAAAGCTCATAGGGGATATGATTAAACGAGAAAAGGAATTGAAGTTACAGCGTGAAATACATGATGCTGAAACTTATCTGAACAAAGAAGGACGCAAGAGTTCTGAAAAGGTGAAAAGGGTCAAAGAAGACCTCGAACAGAAACGTTCTCATATCGTGAAAGACACCACAGATGCAGAAATTGATGAGTTCCGCAAGACAAAATGTAAAGCGTGGGCAGATAACATCATGCAACCCCTTGAGGATAAACTTGATGGTTTAGACACCGATGGTGCTTCCTCTAAACTTGGTGACTTGAACTTCTTCCGCGGTCGTCTTCCGATGGACACAGGCGTTGTCATGGATATTAAAGATGCAGAGGGGAATGTTGTTAAAGCCTTCTCCTTTGATAATGACCTTAGATACTATGACCTTGAACACACACTGAACAGAACGAATAGACGTTTTGCAGGTGAAGTAGCAGTCCGTAATGTCCTTGGCTCTGCTAATGAATATGGAGCTTTCGTGAAGAAGGTACTCCATGAATTGCGTCTTGCTTCCATGGGGAATGATGGTCGTATCAATAGTTCCACAGCCGAAAAAAATAAGCGGTGGTTCTTAGACAACATTGCACGACTCCGTGGGATGCGTGACCACTACGAACGAAACATCTATGATGAGGGTTCAGCAGTCACAAAGATTCTCAACAACTTTGCATACTTCAAGCGTGGTGGCTCGATGGGATGGAACCAGTTAGGCGACTTAGGGGGTGCTATCGCCTATGGTGGTCTAAAACAGGTATTTGGTGTCTTCAATCCCTTGCGGAAATTCGTACAGGATGTTCGTCTTGGGAAAGCTAATTCTAAGATGGTTGAAGACCTCTCATGGCATGTATTTGGGGAACCTGTAGAACGTTACATTTTCCGTGGGAACTGGGGAGACAAACAGACCCGTGATGCCTTGTCTAAACGTGGTTTTGGGGTGGACAACCTATTGATTAGTGCGGCTGATATGACACACAATCTGGGCAAGTTCACTTCACAGATTAACATGCTTGGACATATGACAGACACAATGGTGCGCTCTGCTCGTAGTGCGGCCATTACAGACTCGATTCGTTGGGCGCATGGAGAAACCTTCAATGCGTTACGCAACCCATTCAGCAAGGCAAATATCAAGGCTCTTGGCAGACACATAGACCTTGCACAGATGAAAAAAGACTTGCGTACCTATGTGAAGTGGGATGGCAAGAAAGGGACTGTTGCAGATGGTTTTGATGTAGATGCATGGAGAAAAGAAAGATCTGATACCTTCTGGGCTTGGTATGATCTGATGCAGAATCAGGTGGAAAAGAGTGTCTTATTGAGTTCGTCCGAAGGCAACCGAAATATGCTGAAAGGCACAAACTCTTTAATGCGCCTTGTCATGATGTTTAAAGACTTCAATATGCGTTCAAACAATGCTCAGTTTATGCGAATGATTCAACAGCATGAAGCGCAGGATGTCATGGCCTTCGCCTTGTCTCTTATGACCAATACAGCCGCTTTTGCCGCTCGTAACGGAGCTAAGATGGCCGCTCTGTATGCGCTGGGACAGACAGACGCCGCTAACTACCTCAAGGAAAATTATCTGAATGACAAGGCACTTGCAAAGGCCGCCTTTTTCCGAACAGGTTTCTTGTCACCTATGGGTGTTGCAAATGACTTCTGGGAAGCTGGCACAGGCGCTCCCACAATCAGAACGACAGTATCTCAGTATCGAAACAATCCCCCTAAAGACTTTGGGGACTTTGTGGGCAATAGTGTCCAACAGTTACCTGCTGTGGATACCTTGTCGGATATGACATGGAAGCCAATTCGCAGTGCCTATCATCTGGCTACCAGCAAGGGGACACAAAAGGATTTGAGGACACTATTAAATCTGGCGCCTATTCCTGATTTTATCCCCTACACACAGGCTATAGACACACTGGCAAAATTAAATAGTTTGAAAGCTAAGTAAAAGGAGAGTGATACATAGTGGCAAACACAACAGGCTTTAAAGCTCGTGTGGAATATGAAGTTACCGATGGGACACAAACGACTTATACGTTCCCCTTTTCATATCTCCGCAAGAAGTTTGTCATGGTGTCTATCCTTCACTCCGATGCTTCGGAAACAGCATTGGAGTATGGGGTAGACTACACAGTCAATGATTTATCCGTGTCTTTGACCGCACCTGCACAGGTTGGAGAACATATCATTATTTATCGACAGACAAGTACAGATAAGATTGTTACGTGGAATGACGGCTCTATCTTGTTGGCGCGGGACATGAACACAGAAGATGCTCAGATGCTCCACTTGCAGGAAGAACAGCAAGACTATATTATGGCTCATGCTATTTCTACGAAAGTAACGAGTGATAAAGAGGTTCTTTGGGATGCACTGAATCATCGTGTCATTAACGTAAGTGACCCCAAAGACCCTCAAGACGCCGTAACGAAGCACTACATGGAAACGGTGCAGGGTGGTTTTGTAGCGACCAATACAATTTTGGTACAGGAAGCGACGAAGCAAGCGTCCGCCGCAAAGTCTTCGCAGGAAGCCGCTAAGACCTCGGAGACAAATGTAAAAACTTCGGAAACCAACTCCGAAATTTCTCATCAAAAGGCGAAGAAGTGGGCAGAAGCTACGGATTCTCCAGATGGTGAAGTGGATACGGATAGTACCACAGGGAAGACACAGAGTTCTAAAGAGTGGGCTTTGTATAGCAAAACGAAGGCACAGGAAGCGGCAACGTCCGCAACGAACGCTAAGAGTTCTGAGACAAACGCAAAGTCTTCCGAAACCAATGCGAAAACCTCGGAGAAAAAAGCGGCAGTGTCGGAAGCTAATGCAAAGACTTCTGAAAGCAATGCTAAGTCCTCGGAAACAAAATCTAAGGATTCTGAAAATGCCGCTCGTGTGTCTGAACAAAATGCCGCTGAAAGTGCAAGGGTAGCGACGGAGAACGCTATGGACTTCAATATGTTGAAGAGGAACAAAGTGTACTCCATAGGCGATATTGCCTACTCATCTTATCTTCCTTCATGGGCTAGATTGGAATGTGTCACAGCAGGTACAACAGCAGATAAAGTGCCTTCCTCTATTACTATGGTGTCTAGTGGGGGGGTACTAATTAGTGATGGTACAGTAACTTGGATTGTCGATGATGTACGAGATATGACACCTGTAGGGTGTGTGCGGGGGAGTTTGTTCTTGCCTAAAGGGTACATTAAAGCCAATGGCGCTGCTGTACAGAGGGCAGACTACCCTAGACTCGTACATTTCATTGAAAGCAATAATTTATGGACAGATGACATAACAACTAATGCAGGGCTGTTTGGTAAAGGTGACGGAAGCAATACCTTTGTACTTCCTGATTATCGGGAACGGATAATGCAGTATACAGAGGGGAGTATAGGGGCTAAAAGAGATGCAGGATTACCAAATGTTTATGGGTATTTTAGAACTACTGGTAATATTGCAAGAAATGTGAGCGCAGGTACAATATCAGAAGCAGGTTATTGTATGAATAGAGGGGGGATAACTCAGCAGATAGTTACATTAAACGCTGGGACGCATACAGTAGTCACTGCTGCTACTTATGACCACGTAACATTAGACGCTAACTCTTACAATCCTATTTATGGATCATCAAATACCGTGCAACCCCCTGCAATTAATGTCATACCGATACTTAGATATTAGTAAGGAGTGATTCAATTTGAAAGCAGGGCAATATATAACAGATGGTACAGCTATATTTATTCTCGATGATGTGAGAGATGGGAACCGTGTAGGTGACATTGTACTCAAACCTACGCTGAATGATGGATACATCAAGGCCAATGGGGCAACCGTAAAAGCCAGTGAATATCCACGCTTACTTAAATTTGCTCAGGACAACAGCCTTTGTGTCTCTGATAGTGAATGGAGTGCCAATAGTGCTACAAAGTACGTTTATGATGCAAGTGCAGATACTTTAAAGGTTCCTAATGTGGTGGGAAGAGTATTACAGGGGGAAGATGCCCTTGCTACGAAAAAAGCGGGCTTACCGAATATACAGGGGTTTTTAAGTGCGGCGGGCGCTCCTGCATGGCAAAATGGCTCAGGGGCGTTTTCTCTGAGTGGGTCTCCTAGTCATGAGCCACTCGCGAATACGAATGGGCCACAACAATATCCATGGCTGTCTTTTTCCGCTAATGCTTCCAATTCTATTTATGGTAACTCTGATACCGTACAGCCCCCTGCATGTTGTCTGATTGCACAAATTAAATACTAAAGGAGAGTGGAAACATGATGGAAGACACAAAATTAGTATATGCCTTTGACCTCTTAACAGGGGAGTATAAAGGCCCTAAGACACTTGATAACACAGACCGCAGTCCTATCAGTGGTGCTTGGCAGATTCCCTGTAACACGGTAGAATCAGCGCCCCCTGAAATTCCAGAAGATCATAAATGTCTCTGGGATGGGACACAATGGATTCTTAAAGAAATTGAAAAGTCGGAAGAACCTGAAATTCCAGAAGTGCCACAGGTGCCAGAAAGCACCACACAGATGCCCTCTTTGTCTGAACGAATTGCAGTGCTTGAGGATGCCGTGAATACCTTAATGGAAGGAGTGGCTACGAATGGCTAAATACTTGGCATATCAGATTATTTTGCAGAAACTAAAGTACAACACAGTTATCACAAGATTCCCGAAGTACAAAGACGATATTGATAAGGTGCTTGACGGTATGGGCTGGATGATTGATGACAATGGGAACTGTGTAGGAAAGAAGGTGTCTGAATAGTGAAAGACTACATATACGACATGATTGATTTACGAAATTACCTAGACAAAGAATGGGATAAACTAATGTATATTGCAAAAAAGGAATTTGGAAGTATTGATGACACAGAAGTATTCTTAATGAATAAGCAGAAAGAATTGACAGAAAAGTATATGGACGTTCTTGATGCTCGCATTTCCCATGCCATCTTAAAGGAACAAAAGGAAGATGAAAAATGAAACGAGGTACACTACATAAGATGATTAACACACTATGGAACTTATGGACAGCCACAGAAGTAAAGATTGGCTGTCTTTTTTCTATTGCTTGGTTGTGTTTCAATCAACTTGTGGGCGGTGTGGATGAGCAGATTAATGCTTTGGTTGTCCTTGTGGCTTGTGACATTCTCACAGGCCTTTGGGCTTCCTTCAAACTCCATGCCTTTGCAAGTTCGATTGCGACACATGGCTTATATAAGAAGGCCGCTATGTTCCTTATCATTGGTCTGGGTGTCTTGCTTGATTCAGCGATGAACACTCACATGGTACGGACGTTATTCATTGGAGCCTTTGCAGTGGTAGAGGCTCTTAGTATTGTTGAAAATATTGATCGTGTTGGTTATGGGCATTACATCCCTAGCTTTATCAGGGGTGCGCTAGCTCAGATTGCAAAAGAGAAGAAGGTGGACAGATTAGATGACAAATAAAGTAATTGACGTTTCCTATTATCAGCGCAATATTGATTATGATGCTGTAGAGGCCGCAGGGGTTCAAGGTGTCATCATCAAAATTTCTGAGGGGTGTTCCGAAGAAGACACATGGGTAAGACACGCAGAAGAATGTAAATCTAGGGGTATCCCTTGGGGTGTCTATTGTTTCTCTCATGCTCAGACACCAGAAAGAGCAAGGGAAGAAGCGCAGACGGTCTTGGAACTCCTCGGTGACGATGTGCCACCTATGGGCATTTGGTACGATTGTGAAGCCGATGAATGTTTTGCAGAGGACGTAGACACAACGGCTGTCTGCTCCGCTTTTATTGTCACTTGTAATGAAGCAGGATACAGCGCAGGTATTTACACTTCCTCGTTGAAATGTACTGATTACATGACAAACTCTATTCAGCCGCACTTGTTGGCTGATTATGTCCCATATTGGATTGCAGACTATCGGGGTTATAATGAATTTGCTCAGAATTATCCCGATAAACATGTGGCTGGCTGGCAGTGGAGCGAACATGAATATATTGGAGACACAGAAGTTGATATGAATGAATGGTATGAGGAGCTGTAAATGGATGAAGACAACAAAAAAAAATATTCTGCAAAGATGGTGCTTGTGTCTTTCACTGTTGGTGTGCTTTTGTGTCTTTCCCTCTGTGTCTACTTCTACAGTTCACGCACAGAGTCCGCAGAAAGTCGAAATGTCAATCGAACAATTCAACAGCTTACGACAGATGGTGACAGAGCTACAGAAGCAGTCAACAGCGCAGAAACAGGACTCACAGAAGCTCAAGACACAGCTAACAGAATCTCAGAAAGAGCTGACGAAAGCGCAAGTGTACTTGACCGATTACAAGCAGAACTTGACGGAATTGCAAAAGCAAACGGACTCTCTGAATAAGTCGGTAAAGCGGATGGAGCGACAGCGTGATTTGGCTTGGGTCGTTGCAGGTGGCTTGCTGGTTTGGGGGTGTAGTCGGTAAAATACCGCTCTGTATGCCTCTGTAATGTGTTTTTAAAGCCCTCTAGGTATAATCACTAGGGGGCTTATTTTTATTTTTAAAAGGTGATTGTAATGGCAATAAATAAGGCTTTATATAGCAGTGAAAATGAAGTGTGGGAGACACCACAAGAGTTATTTAATAGATTGAATGATGAATTTCATTTTGATATAGATGTATGTGCTACCTCTGAAAATGCAAAATGCTCTAAGTTCTTTTCACCTCTTGATGATGGTTTATCTCAAGACTGGCGGGGTGTCTGTTGGATGAATCCCCCTTATGGAAAAAAATAGGAGCTTGGATGAAGAAAGCAAAGGAAGCAGAGGCAACCGTTGTCTGCCTCGTACCTTCACGAACAGACACAAAGTGGTGGCATGAATACGCCATGAAAGCCTCTGAGATTCGTTTCATCAAAGGACGTTTGAAATTTGGAGACAGTAAGAACAGTGCGCCTTTCCCTAGTGCAATCATTGTATTTGGGAAGACACACAAAGATTTAAAAGTATGTAGTATGGAGAGAGGATGATGATAAATGGCTAATTTTAATATTCCACAGGAATTGATTGACCGCTTGGCAACCGAAGAAGTGCAGGCTCTCTTAGAAGGGCTTGAGGATGAAGAACAACGTAAAAATCCTGCCTTCCTCGCAAAGGTACGGCAGTTCTTGAAAGACAACGATTTCAACACCACTGTTGAGATTGAAGGTGTCAAAGAAGTAAAACAGGAAGCCTCTAAGATTCCTGACTTCATGGAACTTGTGAAAGAAGGTTGATAGATTGAAGTGGAGTGAAGCGGATGTCCAGAAGGCACGTGAACACTTCTGGGCATTTGTCTATATTGTATGGCGGTCTATTGACCTTCCACAGCCGACACCCATTCAGATTGACATTGCAAACTATCTCCAGAATCCACCTAAAGACCGTATCATTCTTGAGGGGTTCCGTGGTGTCGCTAAGTCCTTCTTGACATGTGCTTATGTGGTGTGGAGATTGTGGAAGGAAAGACAGCTAAAGATTTTGATTGTGTCTGCCTCTGGGGACAGAGCGGATGCGAACGCTCGCTTTATCAAGCGTATCATTCAGACACTCCCTTTCCTGTCTGATATGATTGCAGACAAGGGGCAGTTAGACACACAGAATATATTTGATGTTGGGGGTGTCGTCCCCGATATTTCCCCCTCTGTAAAGTCCATTGGTATCACTGGGCAGATTACAGGGACACGTGCAGACATTCTAATCGCCGATGACGTAGAAGTCCCGAAAAACTCAGCAACACAGCAACAGCGTGATAAGCTCTCAGAGGCCGTAAAGGAATTTGATGCTATCTTGAAACCGAACGGCCAGATCATATATCTCGGTACACCACAGACTGAATCGAGTCTATACAACACCTTACAAGACCGTGGATACATTGCACGTATCTGGCCTGTCTTATATCCTCAATTATCAAGGGTAGAAGATAATTATGGTGATTCCCTTGCTCCCTCTATTTGGAACAAACTGAAAGCTGACCCTAGTCTTGAAGGGAAGCCTACAGACCCCTTGCGATTCAATGAGGAAGAAATTGCGAAGCGTTCCTTGTCCTATGGGAAAGCAGGGTTTGCTCTCCAGTATATGCTCAATACTCGGTTGTCGGATGCGGAAAAGTATCCGTTGAAAGTGTCTGATTTGATTATCACAAATCTTGATATGAAGGAAAGTAGCCTCAAATGGGCATGGGCTAAAGGCAGGGAACAGCTCTTGTCTGATATTCCCTGTACAGCCATGGCAGGGGACTATTACTACAGTGAGCTGTCCCGTAGTCCCGAAACGATGCCCTATCAGACAACAGTGATGGCTATAGACCCCTCTGGGCGTGGGAAGGATGAAACAGTCTATGCAATATTAAAGTACCTGAACGGTTATTTGTTCCTTATGGATGTAGGGGGATTTAAAGAGGGCTATTCGGACTTGACGCTGACTCAGATGGCAAATCGTGCTAAATTCTGGGATGTGGATGTTGTAGTTCCCGAAGATAACTTTGGGGATGGGATGTTCACTAAGTTGATGACACCTATCTTCAATAAAATCCACCCTTGCGGCATTGAACCTGTTACCAATAGAGGGCAGAAAGAATTACGTATGATAGACACCCTAGAACCTGTTATGATGCGGCATAAGCTCATTGTGAACCGCCCTGTAGTCGAACAGGACTTTAAGGTCTTCCAACAGGACTATCATTATTCCCTGATTTATCAAATGACACGCTTATGTCGGGATAAGAACGCTCTGAGTCATGATGATAGATTGGATTCCTTGACTATTGGGGTGTCTTATTTTATGGAGCGCATGGATGTGGATGAAGATAGTCAACTTACTGAGCTGACAGCTGAACAGCTTGAGGATTGGCTGAATGAATCCATATTGCCTAATTATACAAATAGTTCACATAATAATAGATGTATAAAAGCTATTAGAGAGCTACGGGATAATTAGACAAAAAGTAATTGTGCCACCTATATACAAAAAAAGAATTGTGTCACCTTTTGAAGAAAAGAGACGAAAAGTATATATAGTATCTAATAGAATCTATGAGGTTCCAGTCGATTCTGACTAGAACCTCATATTTATTATTATGACAGATATGGGACTAGAGATTCTTTAATGATGATTGTTGATGATGATGATAAATCAAAGAAAGAGATTCTTAAAGATTCTTTACTATTCTTTCATATCTCAAGTCTACTAAGATTTCCTTTAGTCTACGAAAGGAGCCTTATGACCTATTTAAATATTGATGTTGATGATTTCACCTCAACCCCTTCTCATAAATGGGACACACGCCTTACCTTCTCTCCGAAAGAAGTCTCAGAGATGCTAGGTGTCCCCTTATCAACCGTATACTCTCTATGCTATAATGAATCATTGAAAGCCTTCAAGATAGGTACTCACTGGAGAATACACCGCAAAGGCCTCTACGAGTTCTTGCATCACTCGATAGACACCAGTATTACTCTATAAGCTCTTATAAGCACTTAAATACCTATTGAATGTCTATTTTATCATGTTTTATCCATTATATGTTATAATACCCTTATCATATACGAAAATGTTGTGAAAAAATACGGAGGTGGTTCCATGGATTCTTTTGCTGCCCGCCAGGCCTGCCGCGACGGCCGCTATGACGAGGTACTGGCTATGTATGGCAAGGCGGCACCGGACCGGTCTTGGACGTGTTGGGATTATTATTACTATGCCTATGCCCTGCGCAAGACGAAGCAGTACAAGAAGGGGCGGGAAATCGCCCGGGCCGGCATGATCGCCTTCCCCGATTTCGTCAATCTCCACGGGATTTACTGCTGGTGCCTCTATTATTTATATATCCAGAAATTCGATGAACGGACGCAGGCACCGGAGGATTTCCGCCGCGCCGTCGACGCCATCTTGAAATACAGTCAGCAAGGGCCGTATACGCCGTATGCCCTGGCTGTGTGGCGCATGGTCGATGTCCTCAAGAACCAGCCCGGTCAGGCCGGACTGATGGGGACCTACTTGCGCCGCCTCGACCCGGACCAGCTGCCGGACCAGGAGAAGACCGTGACTTTGAAGGGGCGGGAACGGGTCATTGCCTCGGACCGGGAACGCTGGTATTCCCTCATGAGCCGCATCCTGGTCAAGGAAGAGAAGTACGACGACTGCATCACCTTGTGCCGGCAGGCCCTGAACTATTTCCCTCAGCTCCATCACGACAACGACATCTGGTTTTCTTACCGCATCGCCCTCTGCCTGCTGCGCCAGGGCCGCGTCGGGGAAGGGCGGCAGCGCCTGGAGAACCTGCTGAAGTACAAGCAGCATTGGATTCTTTTCCGGGGCCTGTTCTTTGCCGCCCAGGCCGAGGGCGACAGCGCGGCCATGCGCCGCTATGGGGCGTCGGCCTTCCTGGCTGGCGGCGAGTTCAAGGCCAAGGTCAATTTCATGGTCCAGTTCGCCCAGGCTTTGGAGAATATGGGCGGTTATGAGAAGATGGCCTATTTCCATTACCTCCTGGCCAAACGGGTCCGCATGGACCAGCATTGGAAGGTCAAGGCCGAACTCCTGGCCAAGACCGACAGCTATGCTTTTCCCGAACCGGACCGGCAGGAGCTGATGGACGGGCTCCATGGTTTCTGGATGGACGAGAAACACGCCGGCCAGACGCGCCACAAGGGGACCATCGAAAAAATCCTGCCCGGCAGCAAGGCCGGCTTCCTGCGGGAATACGGCGGCAATCAGTATTATTTCCGTACCGCTTCGCTGTACCGCGTCCGCCCGGAAGAAGGGGAGAAGGTCACGTTCTATGTAGAGGACTTCTTTGAGACAGGGAAAGAAAAACCGGCTCATCGCGCCGTGGACATCGAACCGGTTTTGCTATATGATAAGAAGTGAATTTACTAGAGAAAGTGAGTGGCACTCATGATTTTATCAGGCAAGGAAATTGTCAAGCATTTAGGTAAGGAAATCATCATTGAACCTTTCCATCCGGAACGGGTCAATCCCAATAGCTATAACCTGTCTTTGCACAATGAACTGATGGTCTATGACCACCAAGAACTGGATATGGCCAAGCCCAATCCGGCATCGACCATTTATATCCCCAAGTCGGGCTACGTCTTGCAGCCTAACAAGCTCTATCTGGGCCGGACCAATGAATATACCCGGACTGACGGCTATATCCCCATGCTCGAAGGCCGGTCGTCCGTCGGCCGCCTGGGCGTCTTCATCCACGTCACGGCTGGCTTCGGCGACGTCGGTTTTGCCGGTTACTGGACGCTGGAAATCTTCTGTGTCCAGCCCATCCGCATCTATCCGAACGTGGAAATCTGCCAGATCTACTATCACGATATCGACGGCGAATACGATACGTATCAGCACGGCAAGTACCAGAACAATACGGGCATCCAGCCCAGTATGCTCTGGAAAGACTTTGAAAAGATGAAATAA